GAATAATATTGGATTACTTTCTAAGTCGGAATAATTAACTTTAATAATTTTATTATTCAACTCAAGGCAATTAAGGTAAGAATTATATATCATTACCTGATTATCTATAAATTGTTTTTCACTAATATTAAGAATGTCTCCAGTTTTTATTTGATCTTCTTTAATTATTGATTTGCCCTCAATAACCTTTCCAACATGTCCAGAGAACCATCTATCAACATTATGAGATATAGACTCTATTGGATCTCTTAAAATAAAATATGAATCAACATTATTTTCAAAATTTGCAATAAGCATTATTGCCTCATGTTTCCATATAATCCAATCAGAGTCCTCTGGCATATGGTGATTATTTTTAGTTTGAGAATAATCTGTAATCCAAATACACATGTCTGCCGCCTGCCAGGCTCCAGAGTTTGGATAAGAGTTAATTAAAATTTTCATATATACAGTATATCAGTAGTAGTGTATAATGGTTATATGATGATAATTACAGCAATTGCAGCCTTTGTAGTAGGTTATATATCCTGCTATTTTGTTATGACTTTTGGAATCAATAATGAAAAGGAGAAGGATCAATGAGTCTATGTACATGTGGATACTCCACTGACTACCCTGATTGTAACGGAACACACAGAGCAGTAAGAAGGCTAAGAGAAGAGATTGCTCAGGCTATTGAGGCTATAGATGTAGAGTCTTCAGTAACAAATGCCGTAGGCACAAAAATCTTAGCAGTAAAGATAGCAAGAAATCAAAATGATTAATAGGATTATCTTTATAATAAAACAAAAGATTAAAAATAAAAAAATTAAAAAAGCAAAAAGAATATACTAATGTCTTATGATGCTTTTAATATAGAACTTAATCCATCAAAATTAATAGATGGGCTTATACAGCCACCTCATGATTATGTAAGCAATAAGTATAGTTATACTGTTAATAGTGATGGATTTAGATCTGTAGACTTTTCAACTAAGCCCCAGATAATTACCCTGGGGTGCTCTATTACATTCGGCACAGGGCTACCAGAAGGCTTTAATTGGCCATCACAGTTGCAGTCTTTGCTGGGTAAAGATAAGATGATTGGTAATCTTGGTGATCATGGATCTTCAATAATGAAAAATATATCTCAGTTCTTTTCATTTATAAAAAAATATAACTATCTTCCAGAATATCTTTTGTGTAACTTTCCAGACTTTCAAAGATTTTATTTTATTAATAAAAACTTAAACAATATGGAAAATCTTTTCTGGTTAAAAGAAAGCATAAAGACTAAAGGAACTGCGCCCTTTGAATGGGACAAGATAGTTCCTTCTCAGTGGATCAATTGGTCTAACCTTGACCATATTAAAATGTTAGAACAATTTTGTTATTTTAGTAACATAAAACTAATATGGACAACATGGTCGGACAATATTCCTGATGAACTCGAAGACTGCTTGGTTAAAGACTTTATGTTTTATAAAAAAGATCCAACAAGAGAATTATTTCCAAATGATTTTGAGTTTAACTTTTCAGTTGACAAGATAGATAATTTAAGAACTCATTATGCAATCATAGATTCTAAATTAGATTGCCATAGTCAGGTTAAGAATAACAACAAGGAGATATTTGATTTTGGATATGACCATGGAAACATTAATCCCCCATTTCATCCGCATCCTGGGTCACACAGACATGCACATTGGGCAGACTTTTTTTACAAAGAAATAGAGAGTATGAGCAATGATAGTTAAAGAAGAATATATCCCTGATGGCATTGGTGCACAGTTATTAAGAAAGGTTGTTGTTAAATCTTATGCAGATGCTACAGGTGCTGAATACTATAATGAACCTATTAAAGATTTTTTAATACACGAGTCTGATAATATAAATACAGAAGAGGAAAAGAATAAAATTATAGAGCAGTTTAATAATCTTGTATCACATACAAATCCTAAAGACATAACTTCTAACATTAAAGAAATTTCTACAAATGAAATAAACTTTTCAATGCTTACTAATTTTAATTTTTTAAATATTGAAACAGTTAAAGAAAACAGAATTGTTATCCATATCAGAAGAGGAAATGTTGTACCAACCAACCCTCGCTGGATAGATGAAGAAAGATATATAGAACTTATAGACAACATCAATAATATATCAAAACTTTGTTCATTAACTGATCCAGAAATTGTTATCTTAACAGACTCACCAGTCAATGCAAATACATTTAAGCCATACGACAAACAAGATGATTACTGGAAACAGGAGCACCTTGTTGCTGATAACAATGGAGAATATCCCTTAACATCAATTAATCCTGATAACTTTACTAATGTTAAGATAATAAATAACATGGGTACGTATGAGTCATTTCTTTTTATGCTTAACTCAGCAGTTATAGTTCCATCTTGGTCAGCATTTAGTAGAGCAGCATCCTTGTTAACAAAGAATTCTTATGTTGACATATTTGGCGTATTAGGGTAAACTTATAATATAAGCACCAGTAGCCAAGTTGGTTAAGGCACCGAACTCATAATTCGGCTATCGTAGGTTCAAGTCCTGCCTGGTGTACAAGGCGAGTGTTGCATAATGGTAGTGCATCATCCTTCCAAGTTGATTGTGCCAGTTCGATTCTGGTCACTCGCTCCATACCTCTGTAGTTCAGTGGACAGAACGATGGACTTCTAAGCCATGCGTCGCAGGTTCAATTCCTGCCAGGGGTACAAATGGTATACTTAAACTATATGAAACTTTTACTTGCTACTTATCCAAGAACTGGGTCACATCTATTACGTGATCATATATTACAGGAACTACATGTTGAGATTGACTGGACACACGACTGTCAAATAAATACCTATGACAAAATGATAACTATAGCCAGAGATCCTAAAGAGTCTATTGCCTCATGGATAGCAATGGAACTTTATCATGAAGAACTTGACCCAACAAGAAAACCTCAGACATTAGACTTTTATGCTAAGTGGGCCTCTGTTGACCATGCTGTGTTTCATCGGTATGCTATTAAAAATGCTTCAGAAGTTTTTGATTATACCATTTTAAATAGCCATATGCAGCAGGTTATTAACAGGATAAGCACAAAGTTTAATATAGAAAAAACAAATGCAGAATATGTAAACAATATATCTGATACAGAAGGTAAAAGACATATAGTTAGTAGCCAAAAAACAAAGCATTACGAAGTAGTTAAAGATTTTTTAAACTCATACGACCTATCAAAAAACTATAACGTATATAATGAGTTATACTCTATGTGTGTTGATTTAGGCTAATTTTCCTCTTGAGACAAGTGTAACAACTGCATGCTCATCAAAAAGATGATCTACAAGATCTTCGTCAAGTTGTTTAATTATTTCACTATATTTTCCATGAACAACGTTTTGATTATGTAATCCACCATTTATTACTAAGCATACCTCCCTGTCCTCATTAAAAATTTCTAACATTTCTTTTAATAATTCTAAAATATTATACCTATAATGCAATAGAACAAGAAGTTCTGGAATATCTTTTATTCTTTGCAGTGTCTCAATTTCTTTTTTGGCTGCATCATTCTCAATAACTATTCCTTCTTCAATAGATGCACGAGATGCATCATTTGCAAAAAATTCTTTTAGCATGTATCCAGCCTCCCCAGCCTCCATTGCGGAAAGGGCAACGGCTAATGGTGCTGCAGAAGGCCCTGCAATAATAGAAACATTGTACCCTTCTGACCTTACTTTTTTAATAAGAGGTGATCCTGGATCTGCTATTCCTGGATATCCCATGTGTAATAATAGCATTGTGTTCTTTCCAGAATCAAGAATTTGTTTTGTTTTTAATAACTGTTCCTCAAGTGTATAATCAAGAAAAACATCATAGTTTATCTTGTTTTTTATACCAAGGTTTTCCATATCTTTTATTAGTTGGCTTTCATGCTCTACCCAAACAAACTCACCAGACTTTAGGTAGTCCAGAACCTTTTGTGGTGTGTCTGTTGGATCTGTTAGATGATTGCAACCTATTATAAAAGTACCGTTTTTATTCATAAGATAATTGTAGCATATGGTGTATAATTATAGTCTACAGATAGGGTCTAAATGGCAAGAGAAATAGTTCCATCATTCATTGATTCATTCCCAGAACTAAAGTTTAATCAAATTGAAGATGGTCATAAATTAGATCAGGCTCAACTAAATAATACAAAACTTTATGCTTCAAGAGAAGAATACACAAAGCATCTTCCAAAAAATATGAGATACATGGAGATAGGTGTTGCTTGGGGATATTATTCTGAGTTGGTTGCAGAAAATGCCAGCCCACAGAGTATAGACCTATTAGATTTTTATGATCTTGATCTTAAGTGTTGGTCATGGAGAAAGTTTGGAGAGTGTAAATGCGAGCCTGTTAAGCATGAGATGAAGTATACTTCAGAAACCCATGAGTCTTACATAAAAGAACTGTTTGGCAAATATCAAAATGTTTTAACATTAAAAGGAAATGCAATCGATATTCTTCCAGGGATAAAGAAAGAATATGATTATATATACATAGATATTTCAAATAAAAGGGATCAAACAAGAAAAGTTCTAAACTTATCTGCTGGACTTGTTCCCATTGGAGGAATAATTGGAATGAATGATTACTTGATATTTGATGGTATTATAGAAGAGGCTCCTTACGGAACCTATCAAACTGTAAATGAATTTTTACATAAAAATAAAAATTGGTCAGTTCCTGCGTTAGCAATGCACAATCTTGGGTTTTATGATATATACTTAAAAAGGGAGCAATAAAATGGATGATAAATACAATATAAAGTTAACCAATGGGACTGCAAATATAGGAGATGTATTCTTTAATGAGTTTGATCTTACATGGATGCACGGAATGCCAAAGGATGAAAAAACTTTTACAAAACTTCCTATTGAGAATATCCTTAATGGTGAAGATGATGGATCAATTATTTATAATTACAACCAAGATGGTTTTAGGTCTGATGAGTTTTCTAATAATCATGGTAAGTACCATGTTCTTTTTAGTGGATGCTCACAAACTGAAGGTGTTGGTGGATCTATAGATACAGTATGGACAAATATACTTCATAAAGAACTTAAATCCCGTGGACTTGATGTAGGAAATTTTTATACTTTGGCAAGATCTGGCTATGGGTGGCAAAAAATTATCTCACAATTTATGATATACACAAAAAAATATGGAATGCCTACACACTTTTTTGTTCTTATGCCAAACATTGGAAGATTCTATCTTTGGTCTGAAGAAAGAAACAATTGGCTATACGTACAAAGATATCCAGTAAGTACTGATTACAACTCAATTAATGTTTGGCGTAAAAAGCATGACTCTAAAGAAGTCCCTGAGCCTTCTCAATTTGAAGAGCAAAAATTATCAATAAAAGAGCATAGAGAAAAGTTTTTAGATTTTACAATAGGCTGGAATCTTTTTTCAGAATACTGCAAAACAAACAATGTTAAATTAGTTTGGTCTTCATGGGACTATGCTGAAACAGAAAACTTATCTCTAATTAAAAATGAATACTTTTTTCCTTTAAACGAAAGAAAAGAAATTGAATCTTTTATATCAAAGAAAAGGCCTGATTTAAAACTTGAAAAGTACGACCTAATAAGAAGAGATGGGCACGACGGGGTTCTTTGGCATGAGTATTGGGCTGAAAAGTTTTTAAACAAGATAGATGAAAGGAATTTTTTTAATGATTAAAAAAATTAAAATGTGGTTTAGAATAAAAAAAATAAAAAAACAAATAAATAGAAAAAGAGATTTTACTTATTAAGAAGTTGTAGTTTTACTACGTACTTGTGTGTTGTAAACTTTGAGTCATCTATTTCATCTTGCTCTCCAATAAGTTGAAACTCATTTGTTTGAGGAAGAAATATAAGTAGTGGTTCATTTTCTTCTTTAATAGAAGATAAAACAAAGTTATCGTTAGTTTGTATTATAACTATAGATTCAACAGTCTTTTGTTCTTTAATGTGTGCCCACATTGCCATAGCCTTTTCTATACCAAACCACATAATGTTATTAATTTTTCTTGAGTGAACTTCGTTCTGAGATATTTCTTGATCATAAGGGCTTGGTTTATCATAAGTTTTTAACATATGAATATGTCTAAAAGGTTCTTCTGTCCAAATGAATCCTTCATTGTCAAAACCCTGTTGCAGTACTATAAAAAACTTTTCTGGTTCTTCAAGAGCAAAAGGAAAATAGTTTCTGTTAAGATCTGGTTGCATTTTTACCCTCTTTACTTTGATAAGGGCCTAAGTCGGCTTTGATTGTTCCGTCTTTTCTTAGTCTAACAATTCTTCCATCTTTAATCTGTGTTGGATTAAATGCATATGATTTCTTTTTTGGCATTACTTTACCATCTTAAATGGAGAATCAATCCAACTATCTGATTTAGCAACTGGAATACAATTGGGAACTGGATTACCATCAGCACCTGGTTTCATGCCACGCATTACGTAGCCTTCCCAACAAGGATCTGCTTTGCCCATTTCTGAATCATACATTGCCATTGCAACTTCTGAATCTGTTTCTTCTTCTTTAGAACAGATTGGGCAGTCTGGGCAATCTACATTTAATTTTTTGCAGGTTTCACAACCGCATCCTTGATATCCCGTGGTTTCTGTGGCTGGAGCAACATGCTCTTTAATAAAAATATTACCTTCTATAGATGGTTTCACATATATAGTATACCACTAACTTAAAAACTATAGTATAATAGATACTATTCCGCTATGAGACTTTAAAAGGTTTTACAACGGATGCTCCCTTGACGGGAGAGTTGGCAGGAGTCGAATCTTCGTGGCTAATAGACCTGAGCAGTCGTCTATAAACTGCTCATTTATGGTATAATTTACTTAAAGAAAAGGGTGTTTAGTATGGACAAAGAAAAATTATCAGACAAGGCAAATGGCGTGACGTCAAGCAGAAAAGGCAATAAGTTTAAGTATGAAAGCCCTTTTCCAGGAATGCACATTTATAGCGATGTATGGCCAGACTCAATGGACTTCTTTAGAAAAATTGAAGAGGATACCTTTTGGGAAAAGACTGGAAAAAATAACGTAAAATGGCAAAGAGAAGATTATCTTGATGCTGAAGTAGGGAAAAAAGCATACACCTGTTGGGTTTGGGACGATCAAGATGTTCGGGATAATCTTGAAGAAGTCATAGACTCCTATCTTTGGCATTGGGACCTTGATCCACATAGTCGTGAATCTTTAAGAATTACAAAATACTCTCCAACTGGTGAGTTCTTTGGTATGCATCCTGATGATTCTTTTGCTACCCCACGTACTACAGCATTGGTATATTACCCAAACGATGACTATGAGGGTGGAGAACTAGAGTTCTTGCATTTTGGTGTTAAGATAAAGCCAAAGGCTGGGCAGTTATTTTTATTTCCTGCTGCATATAGTTATGAGCACAAGATTCATCCTGTTGTTGGTGGAAATCATAGATATACTCTCGTTACTTTTTTTAATCAGGCAACAGAAAAAGAAAGACAAACAAGATTTAAAATGATAAGCAAAAATAAATTTTATACTGCAAACCTTCAATATGTTCTTGCTCCAGAGTTTGGTAGAATTGAGGAAGACTAAAAAGAGGGCAGAAATTAATCTGCCCCCTAAATAGTTTTTATTACTTCTTTGCTGCTGGCTTCTTTGCAGGAGCCTTCTTGACTACCTTGGCAGTCTTGACTGCTCTGTCTACTTCTTCAACAGATGGCAACTTGCCAAATGCTGAATCGTTAGGGTTGACTGCTCTAATTGCAACGGGCACGATGGCTCCAAGCAATGAATAAGCAAGTGTCTTTGGATCTGTTACGCCAGAAGCGTACAGCGCAATCGCAGCACCAAGGACTGAGCGTCCGTATGATGCAAGCATTGCCTTTAGTTGTGTTGTATTCATAATTTTCCTCCTAGGATATTATTTTTGTTAGTACTGTAAAGCCAATCCATAGACCAATAATTCCTGCGACTCCCGCAAAAACTGGTGGTGCTGGTACTGGCAATTTGAATGCAGCAAATACTACGCCACATCCAAAACCTGTTATTGTTGATAACAATATATCTTTCATTTTTTCTCCATACCGTGTTTAAAATTTTTTAATTTAAGAATAATCATTCTTTTACTCCTTTATCCTGAGTTGGATTTTCAGGATGGTCCTGTGGTGTTGGAGCGGTACACATAGTTTCACAATTATTACACTGTATATCTAAATGGTACATTCCTATCGTGTATGTTACTGTATCAAATGATACTAATGCTCTAAATAATGTACCGCCACAGTTTGGGCATTCACAGGTTGGTATACCTCTAGCGTCCATCATTAGCCTTTTCTGGAAGCATCTTCTTTAAATCTTTGTATGCACTAGATATATTTTTCATAGCAGCAAAATCTGGTCGTCCCATAGATAGGGTTTCTCCATATTCATCAAAATATGATATGTCTGCATCAACATCACTAACAAACTTAGTTAGTCCAGCCTGGACTGTTTCAATGTATTGATAAGCCCAATCACGAGAATCAGAAAGAAACTTTATAAAGCTTTCTTTATGTACATTATTATCTATCTTGTGATCTTCTTTCAGAGAAATCATTGATTCAATCTTTGAATATGCCATTAGTATAGTCTTCATCTTCTTACGCATCTTTAATATCTTAATTGAAAGCATAAAAGAAAGCAGGGTTAGAATACCTACAAAACCGCTGAGTATATACACAATATGTATATTGTTCATTTATTTCACAGCCTTTCTTGTAACAAGCACAATTGCGCCTTCCATTTCTAAAGCATTCTTTAATTGTACAACATACTGTAATGCTTTTATTTTTTCATCATGACCCATAGGTATAAAATCATACTCGTTTAACTTTACAGTAAGAAAGTGTTCGTTATCTATAAGTTCAACAGTAAAATTTTTAGGAGCATCTATTGAATGAAAAGCTCTACGCATTGAGTCTGTGTACATTAATTGTCATCCTTCTTATCTACATAGTGGAAAAGTTCTTCAAGTGATTCCCAACCCATGTCCTGAGTTAACTCTAATGCTGCCATAAATATATCCCAAGTCTCATGAACATATTGTTTAGCAAGATGGCTTGGTTCAACTAATTCATTATCAATTAAGAATGCAATAGGCAAACCAATATCATTGTACTCAATGAAGTCCTTGAAATATTTGTCAGACTTATAGTCCATCCACAACTCACCAAGAATTGAACACATTGCTTCAAAGCTTGTTAGTTGTTCTCCATTGTTAGAGATTTCCACATTTCACCCCACTTTTCCTTTGTCCTATGTTTACTAAACTCTCTTGATATTTCGCCATTCTCTAAGTATATACCACCCCAGACTCCCCATTCCTTACCTGATACCCCGTTGGCAAAACATGTTTTTTGCATTGGGCAGGCCTGGCATAGGTTGTCTATGATTGGTCTAACAAGCTCATCATCTTCATATTTATCAAAAAATAAATTTGTATCCATATCAAAGCAAGCACCTTCGTCTTTCCATAAGTGTTGCTTCATATTTATACCTTATATCTATTTGGAATATCCCAGCCGTTGTGATCAGGTACAAATCTTTTTGCCAAAAACCATTTACCCTTACGACGAATGCCATTAACTGCAGTTTTTGCAATATCAGACTGCTTGGTTTCTACTACCGTCCAACCATCCCAATATAGGTTATAGTTCTTTGCGACAATTTTTTCCATTACTGCTAAATCTTTTACAATCATTTTTACCCCTTTAGTATCTGAAAATTCCGACTTCAACATTATTTTTTTCAGCAACTGCAATCAATTTTGATACAGGTTGCTGTGGCTTACTCAGAAAAGCAAGGTAGTTAACATTACCCATGTTCTCTTCAATCCAAGAGTTAGGTACCTTAAAGAACTTTATCTTTCTACCACGAGCTTTCATTCCTCTTTCTGATAGGTTACAAAATTCAGAAACAAAGGAGTTGATGGCTGCAGGTCCTGCAGAATACACTGTAAACTCTTTATCTCCATCTTTCATTCCAGAAAGGGCAACGCTCATAGCACGAAGGAAGACTTGATAATCATCAAAGTCAGCTGTTCCATGTACTGCTACTATCATCAGAATTTCCGTTTCTTAAGCTATCCAAAATGAATAACATCTTATCAATATCCCGCTTTGACATATTGTTTGTATCAACTGGCCTAACTGTTTCTGGATTCACTGATCCTTCTTCTGTGTCAGCCACGTAAAACATATTAGCATGCACCCAATATGCCTGATCTTCTATGATTAATACCTTTACAGTATTATTACTCAAATGCTTTCTTGCCTGAGAAAGCTTCTTTGGTAGTTCAAAAAGATCTTTAGGAATAAAGTTTTTTACTATTTGATGTATATCGCTTTGGCGATACACTACTTTAGCAAAATATCTTTTATTCTTTTTTACAGTTATTATAATTATAGAGGATATGGCAACCATTGTCAAGCCCAGGATAACAAATAGTGTCATTTTTACCCCTTAAAATTAAATGGGCTTGCTTGCCAAAACTTCTTTTCTCTTTCAACAATAGCACGAGACCATGCAAAGCCAGCGTCCCCACCCCAGGCGTTCCACATTATTTTTCCATTAGATGGCTTGTCCCAATCTTTTCCTTGCTTATCTACTTCGTGGCGGGAAAAGAAAGAGTACATTCTCTTAACAGTATCAAGAGACATAGATGCACCATTAACAATATCAGTTGCTCTACCCCAGCCAACAGGAGTTCCAGCACCAGTAGCTAAACCATCTTCTTTCCACTTTAAAGCACGACGAGCTGCTGCTTTCATGCCTTCATTAGGTGAGTATGAGTCTGCCATTACTTATCTTTCTTTGTATGCTTAACTTCGTATGGACCAAGAATAGATTTAACTGTACCGTTTTTATTCATGCGTACAATCTTTCCGTCCTTAATTTGTGTTGCATTAAATGATTTTGCTTTTTTCTTTGGCATTATTTAATAAATCCATTCCAGAAGTTGTCTGTATCTATTTGTTTTTCAGACTTGTATGTTCCGCCACGGCGCTTGTATTCTTGTACTACCCAAGAATTTGCTACAGCTGATGGATAAACTTCAAACTTATCTTTTGCTGCCTGAACAACTCTTGCATATAGCTTTGGATTTGATGGAGTAGATCCACCTCTACGAGGCTGAATAAATTCAGCATAGTTTGGCTTCTTTGCTTTTTCCATATCATCTTCAACAACATCATCTGCTTTTCCAACATAAACACAATTAGGTACCATACGGCCATCCTTTTCTTTCATTCCTTGCTGCTCATATCCAACCCAGCATGCTTTTTGAATGTTGTCCCACTTGTCCATCTCTTCATCATCTGAATGATAAGACTTGTACATGTTGTCATGACCCTTGCACATTTTCATATCGCATCCGCCTGCAGCTTTACACTCCATGCATCCATCGCACTTGCAGGACATTGTGTCTGACATGTGTTCTGCTTTGTCTGTTTCTTTTGTTGAGCATACTGGACAGTTCTCACAATTTACATTTAATTCCTTGCATGTAGGACATCCACAACCTTCGTATGCCTTACCAATTGATGAATCATACATTGCCATAGCAACCTCTGAGTCCATATTTTCTTCCATTGTGTGATCCTCCATGTTAATTAATTCAGCATCCTTGTACATCATTCCAATACTATATGCTGTTGGTTCCCAACTACCGTCTTCTTCTTCATAAATTCTAACAGCCATTGCTGGATTTTCTGGTGGCATAGATTGAATTGCATACTCTGTTCCAGGAACTCCGTACACTCCGCCCTCAATCATTATGTGCTCTACCATTCCATGAATCATTCCTTCTGATGTCATGCCCATTACAAAGTCGCCTTCTGAAATCATTTCTTTCATTGGCATTTCACCATGCATGTCTTTTGCAACAACACGCTTTTTCTTTTTACCCTTTGGCATTACGCCTGGCTTCTTCATTCCAGCTTCAGGGTTAACTGCCTCTGATGGGTTTTCAGGGTTACCTGAAGATTGGATGGCTGACTCAGCCTTAATTATGTTGTCTGCCATGGCAAACCTCCTTGGTTATACATTGATTATATCAGAATTCTTTGGAGTAGATGGCTCTTTTTAGTTCTTGCAGGGACCATCTTTCCTGCTTGGAAAGCTTTGCCGTCTCTTCTGGGTTATTTGATTTAGGTGTAAGTGAGATTAATGGATCATCAATTAGAAAGTCTATACTCACATACCCTTTTTCCCAGAGAATCATTAGCTCATCATTGACAAAATTTAGGTGGTCGTTGTATAGTTCAGGCATTAACTCTTTGACTTTTGGAGTAAAAGCGTATAAGATTTCTCCAGTTTCAGGGTCTGCACCAGCAAATTCTAGTCCGCCCTCAAGAATAAGATTGTCTATGATCTTGCTAATTGAATCATCATCAAACATTTATAAAGTCTAAAAACTCTTGACGAGTTTTTGCCCCGTTCATTCTTCTAACTTCTTTTCCATCTTCAATCAGTATATATGTTGGGATAGACTTAATTCCAAACTGTTCTGCCAGCTTTAGTTCTGTGTCTACATCAACATACAAAAAATCAACAAGACCTTCTCGCTTTAGTTCATCTGTAATTGGCCTTGTGCGTTGGCAAGGATTACACCAATCAGCAGTAAAGTAAAGTACGTGTCTCACTTACCAGACTTCTTTCTGGCTTTTAGAAGTGCATCAAAGTCTTTAACCTTGGTATCTCCCATGTATCCCCATGCATAACCATCATTGATCATCATGTCATTAAGAGATACTGTGTCTCCATTTATATATACCCAGCCCAAAATGCGACCATACTTCTCAGATGAGTCCATCTTCTCAGTCTTGATTACAACAGACTTGGCATCTTTTAGGTGCTTCTTTAGATACTCTTTAGATTCAAGGCCAAGGGCCTTCTCAGCAAGATCCTTTGTACGAGACTCAGGTGTATCAATACCAGCTAATCTTACACGGGACTGAAACAAAATATCAAACCCTAAATCAATAAGAACATCAATGGTGTCTCCATCTACTACATTCTCTACCTTGCGTACATAGTATTCATACATTATTTATACCGCCAGCTTTTCTCGTTCATCTACAACGGTAATAGCAAAAGACATCATATTCTGGTATCCTTTTGGATTATTCATAATCTTATTGTAGTGGTGACCACAAAACATTAAATCTCCAGATAAACCAGTTACACTAACAAGTGCTTCTGAAGAACATGAATCACAACGATCTGTTGGTTTTAATATCCATTCTTTTTCAATAAGTTCTTCTGTAAGTGTCATGTTCATATTATACCGCTACTTTCTGTTATCAGTGGAATAGAATCCACTACCGTTGAATACTGCTGTTATATTAGAGTATACACGTTCCAGTGGTAGAGTGCAAGTTTCACACTCATACCCTGGATCGTTTTCTTTAATTGATCTTTGCTTGATTACAATTTCAGAACATTGTCCTGTACATTTGTATTCATAAACTGGCAATTACTTAACCTGATTTCCTTTGCCACCTGAAGCCTTTGAGTTAATTGTTTTTGGTGCTACAGAGTTTTTAGCTGCATCAGCAGATGTTGTTTTTGCTGGTGTTGCTGCTAATTTATTTAATAGTGGAGCATTTTCTTCACCAGCATAAACTGGACGACCCCAACCAACTACAGCATTAAGCAACTTCTTCTTATTGTTCTTTACATAACCACGAGTCTTTTCTACACACATTCCGCCATTGCGCTGGTCTCCCTTTGCAGTTCCTGAAGTGTTTCCTTCAATAACTTGGATTGTTCCATCACCGTTGTTTTTAATGCAAAGACCAACATGTGAAATACGATTTACACCATCTTCTGGGAAATCAAAAAAGATCCAGTCTCCAGCAGTTGGGTCATCATTACGGGCATCTGACCAACGGCCTTCCTTCTTAAACTGATCTGATGCTGCTACTGTTGAAGCAGACTTTGGAAACTTTGCTAACCCTGCAGTAAATGCACACCAAGAAACGAATGACTGGCACCATGGTTGGAAGTTTACCTTCATCCATGCGCCATACTTTGTTTCATTATCTTTTGGACCCTCAATGGTTCCTAGTTCTTTCTTTGCAACCTCAATGATTGCCTCTACTGATCCTTTAATTGCCATTTCACCCTCCTATAGGTATCTATCTATTATAGCATTAGGAGGCTTTGTGTGTCAAACGGTTATGGGTTCTTATTCTATGGCAGTTTGCACATACTACTTCACATTTTGCTATCTCTTTTTTAATTGCCGACCAGGAAAATCCATCATGGATCATTCTTGAGACATTGTATTTTTTATCATGAAGATGATCAAAATCTAGCACTATTGGATTGGTAACTCCACAGTCCATACAGCCAGATGCTTCTTTTATCTCTGACAGTTTCTTTTTAAACTGCTGCTTATTGTAGTGAACCAACTCTTTGTCAGTCATAGGCTTTAAGTATATCAACTAATATTAATGACCAAAATATTCAATAT